CCGCCGCAGCGTGGGTCGTTGTCAAATGACTTGTATTCCGTCCACCAGACGTAACCGTCTTTAGTTTGAGCTTTTGTCGTGCGGAATTTAACGACGCCGGTTTCGACGTTTTTGATCTGCCAGTATGACAAGTTGATTAGGATGCGGTTGCGCCCCGCTTTGCTGCAGTTTGAGCTGTCGCGGTTAGGCTTTTTGACTTCAAGCACTTTTAGCGCTTTAGCCTTTTCAGACTTGGTCAGTCTGTACGGCGTGCGGTCTAAGCCGTCTAAGACGTTAGAGATCATGATTTCGATGAAACGGGTTTCGCGTTTTAAGTTTGTCATGTTTTTGCGCCTCCCAGCGCTGGGTTGGTATGGTTGTTGCATCCTTCACTGTTAACATTAAGTTAACTAGATTTTATTTACAAGCGTTTAATTGCGAAAAAAGCATAAAAGTGTTAAAAAAATATCAGCGGCTGCATCCTTCCACGCCGCAAGAGCTGCCGGCTCCCCCGCGCGACCTCCCACGCGCGGGGTTCCGTAGTAGCAAAAATGCTGTATTATGTGGGAAAGGTATTCAGGAGTGTATAATGCCGAAAAAGGGTCTTTATGCGAATATTCACGCTAAGCGTAAGCGCATTGCGGCGGGAAGCGGCGAAAAGATGCGCAAGGCTGGAAGTAAAGGCGCGCCGAGCGCAAAGGCGTTTAAAGCTGCCGCGAAGACTGCGAAGAAACCGAAGAAGAAGGATAAGAAGTAATGTCTGAGCCATTTACCCCATGTGAAGAATGTCCTACGACGGAAGGCTGTCAGGAGCGGGGCGATTGCCACAGAGTGGCCGTTCCAAAAGAGCGGAAATCAAGAGAAGCGAGATAAAAACCATGTGATGTTTACTGCATTTGTTCTCCTGTGTGCGCAAGACATATGTTTTGCAGTTGGCGGTCCATCCTTCAGCACAGAGAATGAGTGCATAGCGGATTTTATGCAGAATGGCGTCATAGCGCTGCAGCTCAAATATCCGACGCACACGATACAGCAAGTGAAATGCTATGAGTGGGAAAAGAGAATTGGCGCGTAGCAAGGTGAAATGGTGATATGAATTTATTAGATGATATTATAAAATTTGCACTACGTCAGCGTTACCCTGAAGTGACGCCGCCGGTTACTAAGTTTGACAAAAAGAAGGGCAAAGAATACCTAGCAAAAAGTGAAAGCCCTGAAGCTAAAGCTGTAAAAAAGGTTCGGGATGATGCCCAGCGGCGGATAACTGCCGGAGATTATGACCCATATTTCAATATCTCTGATCGGTTCACGGTTGATCGCTATAAATATCCGGTGGCTTCGCAGTCAAATCAGACCCTTTCTGTTTTGCCGGCAAAACAGGAAACAGTTGATAAGTACAGAAAGTTTTACAACAACCCTCAATCAAAAAGAAATCTTCTTGATGCATACGAAAAAGGCATTGATAGGCCAAATACGTCAGATTGGTATTACATGGGCCAACTTGAGCAAGAATTTATTAATGAATACGGTGATAAATTAGGGCGCCAAAAATTTCAAGAAATGTTTGCAGACCCAATGGCTGCGTGGACCGGTGGCGCAGATCCTCAAGCAAATCTCTTAATGGCTGGGTATGACAACTTTAGAAAAGCGCAGGGAGTTGGGTTGCCTGAAAATACATTTGACTACCCTTATCCAATCGGCGGTCGTTTTTTAGGTAATAACGCAAAAGCAGCTTCTAAAATTGAGGCTGAGGGCGGCATAAACCCAAAGACAAACCCGAAGCGGTTTAATTTCTCTACAAACTTTCAGGGCGCCGAAGATCGTGCGACTATGGACGAGCAGATGATGACGATTGGGTATAAGCAGCAAGTTCCCACGCCAAACACATATGGCGCTGTTGAGGAAGTCGCTGTGGAGCTTGCTGACAAAAAAGGCGTCACGCCTATGAAGTTTCAGGAAGTCGTCTGGCATGGTGGAACTGGGAAAGAGGGCAAGCCTATGATCCAGTTTGTGAATGAAGCAATTGAACGCACCAGCGCAGTGACCGGCCTGCCGCCAAAAGATGTTGTGCGGATGATGGTTCGCGGAAGCATTCCAATCTTTGGCGCTGGCGCCGCAGCCCCAATGACAAACGATATCCTCAACTACTTTTCAACGCTAGAAGGTAACGGCTCCTGATGGCAAACCCTTTAAAATACGCGCGCGGGTTACTTGACTTGCTGCACTTCTCCGATGAAGTGCGGCCAGTAGTCGATCCTAAAAAGCATCTGACGAACCCGAATATTCGCGGCGCCGAGGCATCGCTTGCGCGTTCTAAGGTAAGAACAACGCCATTCCGTCAGGAGCCAAAAGAGTTTTACGATCCTTATCCACCACAAAGTTATTGGGCGTCTGAGGGTTACAAAAAGGAGCGCGGTCTAGGTGACGCGATCCATACGACGCGTCAGCCAGTTGAGGGCTTCTACGATATTAGTCAGGATGCAGATCGCTTTTTGCCAGTAGCGATTGAAAAAGTTGATGACATTTTATCTACTAATAAGATTAATATCCCTGACGGGGAGAGGTCTGACCTGATTATCTCTGAAGCTATGAATATGGCAAAAGTCGCAAAATATCTTGGTCTACAAAACCGCAAAGCACGGCCAAATGTTTACACCCAGTTCAACCCTGTCGTTCCGGAGTTTGTGAAGCCTCCGGAGGGACAGTTTATGAGTATTCTCGATTATTTGGAAGGATTAGAGAAATGAGTACACACGTTTATGAAACCGAAATGAATGATTTTGGAAAATCTCTTTTAGAGACTAACCCAAATTTTAAAATTGAAATTCTTGAAACCTTAGGCGACGAGAATGATCTCCTACCAATGTATAAAGTTCGAGTGACTGAAGAGAGGCCAGATGAGCGATCAAGTTGAAGACATCCGTAAAAAGTTTTCCTTAGCATTTGATGATGTTGATCCTTACGCACGAAAGTTGGTTTACAAAACTGACGATCAGGGGCGCACATACCGAGATTTTGGAGATTATTTATATACAGAGGATCAGCTCCAAAATTTTATGGAATACATGAACGCTGAGCCTAATCTTCTTGATACGCGCCGCAGTGCGGTGCGAAATTTTATGGGAAAGGGACGCGATCCTATGGAAGCCATGGCGATGTCTAAGGCTATGGAGATGGTCCCAGTGGCAAATTTGCCATATGTCGCTGATGATGTTTATGGGAGAGCTAGGCAGATTAGGGACGCATATCAGGAGGAAAGAAAACTTGATATGCTAGGCCATATTGCAATGATGGGCTTGGATGTTGCGCCATCAATATACGGTGGCTTTAAAGGGCTACAGTTTGGGCGAAATGTTTTAAAAAATGACGCCGCTAAAATGGCGAAAACGCCTATGTCAATGCGCAAGCAGCCACCTTTAAGCGCAGGCATTCTTAACGACTATTTGACAGGTAAATAGGAGCCGTACATGGACTACGAAATCAACGAGCTTACGGCGCAACTTGAAGCCGAGTTAAATCCGGATGTAATGTCGGAAGAAGATCTGAAGGCGATTGTCGGAAAAGAGATCGACGACGCAATTGACTTCATCGACAATTGGGTAAGCCCAAGCAGGGCAACCGCTACGGAATATTATCGCGGCGAGCCATTTGGCAACGAAGAAGACGGGCGCAGCCAAGTTGTCAGCATGGACGTGCGGGATACCGTACAGGCGATCATGCCGTCGCTGATGCGTATATTTAATAGCACAGAGCATACCGTTGAATACGTCCCAAATGGGCCGGAAGACGTCGCCATAGCGAAGCAGGCGACAGATTACGCTAACTATATCATCAACCGCGACAACAACGGATTTTTACATATCCACGCGGCGTTCAAAGATGCGCTAATCCGTAAGGCAGGCATTTTGAAATGTTACTGGGATGACCAGACAAAATTTGAAACACATGATTTCACAGGATTAGACGATAATGGCTTAAACGCCTTGATGGCGGATCCAGATGTCGAGGTTGATATTGTTGCCTCCGAGCCAGTTGGTGAGCCTCAGATGGACCCTATGACAGGCATGATTATGCCTCCTCCTATGGTTCACGCGGCGCGCGCAACGTACACAATGCCAGATGGCCGAGTTAAGCTGGAGGCTGTGCCGCCGGAGGAGTTTCTAATATCACGCGAAGCAAAATCCCTTGAGGACGCGGATTACGTCGCCCACCGGCGCGTTATGACGGTGTCAGAGCTTGTTTCGATGGGGTACGACTTTGACGAGGTTTCCAGCCTTGGTTCTGCATATGACGACATGGAGACAAACGTCGAGCGTTACACCCGCAATAGAGCTTTGGCAAACGAGATGAACGAGCGCGACGACCCCGCGATGAAGAAGGTGCTCTACATCGAAAGCTACATAAAAGTAGACTACGACGGTGACGGCATTGCCGAGCTGCGTAAAGTTTGCACCGCCGGCGACGGCAAAAAGATACTGATAAACGAGCCGTGTGCAATGGTTCCATTCGCAGTGTTCTGCCCAGATCCTGAAGCGCATGATTTCTTTGGCATGTCTATCGCTGACACCGTTATGGATATCCAGCGCATCAAGTCATCAATCATGCGCAACACGCTTGATAGCTTGTCTATGTCTATCCACCCGCGTGTCGCGGTGACTGAGGGCATGGTCAACATTGAGGATGTTATGTCAACAGAGGTTGGCGCCATAATTCGACAGCGATCTGCCGGTCAGGTCCAGCCGCTTTCCATGCCATTCGTTGGCCAAGCGGCGTTTCCGGTACTCCAGTACATGGACGAGATCAAAGAGGCCCGCACAGGCATCTCAAAGGCGTCTGCAGGCTTAGATGCCAACGCCCTGCAATCATCCACCGCGTCGGCGGTTCAAGCCACTGTGAGCGCCGCTCAGCAACATATTGAGCTGATCGCGCGTATCTTTGCTGAAACCGGAATGAAGCAGCTTTATAAGATTGTGCTAAACCTGATTACAACTCACCAAGACCAGCCTCGCATGGTGCGGCTAAATAATGAGTTTATCCCAATCGACCCAAGGACGTGGAACACAAATTTTGACGTATCCACAAATGTCGCGCTTGGCCGAGGGACTGACACAGAGCGTATGATGATGCTACGCCAGATTGCGGAGATGCAGAAGGAGGCCATGTCAACAATGGGTCCAATCAATCCGCTTACGGATATGTCGAAGTTGGCTAATACATTGAAGGCGATGACAGATCTAGCGGGCTTCAAGGACACATCACAATTCTGGGGTGACCCGACCAAGTTCCAGCCTCCGCCAGAGGATGACAAGCCGGATATTAATGAGCAGTTAATCGCTGTCCAGATCCAGCAAATCCAAGCTGATATCCAAAAGAAAGTTGCCGAGTTACAGCTTGAGCGCGAAAAGATGATGATGGAAGACGACCGGAAGCGCGACGAGCTTGAAGCTGAGCTGTACGTTAAAGCTGAAGAAATGAAAGCTAAGTATGGCACGCAGCTAAACGTCGAGAAAATCCGATCAGACATGTCTATTAACCGTGAGGTTATGAAGGCACAGGCAGACATAATTAAAGAGGCTGCGCGTGAAGAGTAGACAGCAAGT